TAGGGAAAATTTATACCCGATATGATATAATTTTGGTGTGATACGCTTAATTTATACCCGATAGCGTATAATTTTCGTATCAATTCGGATAAATACGTATATACAATTGCCAATAAATCTAAATAGTGGCAAATGTTTGTCACAAAATAAGGGTAAATATGTTACATTCTTGTAAGATAACAAAGGTAAAATTCATGCAGATAATCGGAATTAATCCGTTTATGTCAAGTTTATGTGACAAAAAAAAGGGGTGCCGCTTTCAACTGACACCCCTTTCTGCAATAACCAAAAAACTATGAAGTCACAAATGTACTAAAATATGTGTGAAATTCTGCACACCTGACCAAATTCTTTATGATGTACAAATCCTTCAACTGCTTTAGGTGAATGTTGATAGCCATTTTTATGATGCCATGAGTCAGTTCCTGAAGGAGAACGCAACGATTCAACAGTTACTCCAATGTAGTCTTTACTTGTCTTGTGGTGAACGTGGTGCGTATAAACGTAACGATGCTTAGATAAGCTCCATTCGTGTGAAAACTCGGTTGCCATTAACAAAGGTAAGTTTTCGTGTTTCGCTCCATCTCCGTGAGTTGTTCCGATTAGATTCTTTCCATATAGAAATCCCTTCCGATGAGCAATAGAACAATCGAAAGTAATATTATCACAGTTTCTAAACCACGTCTGAATAACGTCTGCCAAGAAGAATCCATGTGTGTAATCGTGATTAGATGGATTAAAGGTAAAATGCACATCAGCGACAGATAGCAAAGTTTCCAAGATATCAACATAAAGCTGTTTTGCGATTAAAAAATTAGAGTACCACATACCATCTGTGTCTTGTGGCGTTCCTCCAGTGGTTTGTCTTTTAGGAGTGTCAATGTGAAGGATGTCGTTTCCTCCAATGAATAGAATTTTATCAATGTTAAATCCTGAGCTTTTATCCAAGATTCCTTGTACTCCGTCTTTAACACGTTTAACTGCAATTTGATTGTTGTAGTCCTCACCTGTTTCAAACGCATCACATAGCTTTCCGATATGGATGTCAGCAGGGTCTACAACTAATAAATGTCCTTCTGTAGATGGATTCCTAAAAATAGTCGGGTACTCAGGTTTGAAATCACGAATGTCTTTTAAGATAGATTCCTGCAGCTCTTTGTAATTTACCTCCTCAGCTTCTTTAAAGTTCGGATTTTTAAAAAATAACGATGCGTGTTTGTTCTTAATCCATCCGTGTTTTACATCCTTGTCATCTAAACCTAATCCGTTAGACTCCTCTTTAATTGCTCTGTAAGAGTGCAAAATTTCAATTTCGTCTTCTTGTAGTCTGTAACGTGTTTGTTTACTCATGCTTAAAGTTTAGTGAGAAGTTTTAACCTGCTTCGAAAGGTTTCACTAAAGGACAACCTAACAAGGAATCCTAATATAAATGCAAGAATAACAAATAACCAATTAGTCTTATACTTTGTGATGTATTTATTTTGATATTTTACCTTCTGAGCTTCTGCTTTGATGTATTTTGTTTTGTACTTATATTCAGTCTTTATCTGAAATCGTGTTTTAGGCACAAAAGAAGCCTTGTGGCGAACTATTGTATCTTTCTGAATAATTACCTTCTCCCAATAAATTGAGTCCCTTAAAACGTAAGGAATTGAGTCTATTGTCGAAACTTGTATTGTGTCGCTAGTTTCGTCACATCTGTAGCCTTTTTTCATGGCTTTTACAATGTGATAATGAGCAGAACACGAACCTAATAAAATTAAGGTCGAAATGTATATCGGTAATCGTTTAATCTGTTTAACCATCCTGTCAAGAATTTAGCGTTTTTACCTACTCCAATTGCATAAAAGAATCTTTCTCGTTCTTTTGTTAGTGCGTCAAACAATTTTCTAGGTTCAATTGAGTTAGCAAGTAGTATTGTTTTAGGTCCTATTAATCCATCCACGTCACATTGAAGTCCACAATGATTGATTGCTACCTGTAAAGATTTTACTGCTTGTCTAGCACCACTTCCCCACGCCATTCCTGTAACAAATATTGCAATGTTCTGAGAGTTGTACGCGTCACCTCTGACTTTATCCCAATATCCTTTTTTAAATATCTTAAACCAATCCTCAGCGTTCATTAAATAGAATCTTGCATCGTTATCCGTTCCAAAGAAACTTACCCATGCTTTATAGGTGATTCCTGCATTCGTGTGATATCCCGTTTTTCCCTTGTAAGGAGTTGGGCATGGATAGCTAGATGCTGAATCTGCTTTGTCTTTAGATAGTCCACCTTCCCACTTCTTGGTAAAGGCAACGTACTTTTCTATTAATGTCATTTTAAATCTTCTAAGGTTTCTTTACTTCTTTTGGCAAAAGCTACAAATTTATCCCAAACGTTAACTCCAGTTACTGAAAAGTAGCTTTCATTGATACTTTTAATTTCCGTGTAAACGCAGAAGAACGTAAATGCTTTTGTGAGCAGCAAATCAATAGCAATGAAATGTGCAAGAATATCGGCTATAACGTACTTTTCTAACAAGAACACAAAAACGATAGCTCCACTATATAAAAGTGTCTTAGAAATCGTGTGAGATAGTCTACGGGAGCGAATTGATTTCCACCCTCCTTTTTTAACTGAACGCCAAATGCCAAAACACGTATCTAAGATGATTGCTAGAACTGCGATTATTACAAGTGGCTTAACAGGAGTTAATATTGTAAATAACGAAAAAACAAGGAGTGATAATTTAGACTTCATTTTGCTTGTTCGTTTTTATTTAGTTTAGCTAGAAAAACACGAAGTTTCTCTACATTAGTTTCCTTAGGTTTGTAATTACCTAGTTTAATCCGTTTTCTCATATATACCAAGATACGTAGTTATTCATTGAATCAGGGAATACATCGCTATTCTTGTTTGAGCGATACTCAGGGAACAACTGTTGGTTAAAGCTCATATAGTCAATAAACCTTTGAGTGTAGTTCTGAGCAATGTTACGTTCTTTTTCTAGTAGATAGTCTACTTCGTTTTTATCTACGTTTTCAGAATTCTCAGATGAATGCTTGTACACTCCTTTATTTGCGATTGTATATGCTGCGAAAGGTAAGTATTCTACCATTCCCCAATGAATCAACATCGGCTTCACGTATGTAACAACCAACGTTTGATAGTCACCTGTAAGCGTTCCTGCGATGATGTCAGCTTGTAGCTTTTGGAATAGTTTTGTTCCTAAGTAATTTTGAATGTGAATGTCCTGTGCAATTTTAACGAACTGAATAAACTTATCCGTGTCTACGTTTCCGTTTAGTGCAGTAAATTTAACGATGTCTTCGCGTGTTATGAATAATGCCTCTGCCATTAGTTGAATCTTTTGTTAGTTGGTAAAAAGCCTTGATTCGGCATATCTACAGGACGCATAGCAACTTGTTGTGGATTTCTAACTCGGTAACCTGCTTTCTCTGCTTTGTTTGTACTGATTGTTTTTGCATTCGGACTTAATGGGTCTATTCCACGTCCTTGTTCAAATGCTACAAATGTTTGACGCATCCATTTATGATGACAAGCACCACCACCTTTGTAAAGGAAGATGTCGTAAGTGTCAGCACCTCTTGCTCCCCAACCTGCATTAACTACCTGAGAACCCATTCTAACGATGTCTTCCTTGCGATATACTTTATCAGCAGCGACCATCTTTTTACAAAACTCACGTGAATTTTCTTTTATACCTCCGTTGTATCGGTAACGAGTCATAAATTTGAATCCATCAACTGTTGCGTCTTGTTCTGATTTTGCTCTTGGATTAGCAGTACCTGTAGAAACAAAATTGTAAACTTTGGATAGTAATGATTGTTTTTTGTTGTTTGCGTTTTCAATCTCTAAGTCAATTGCATCTTCTTGGTCATAATCAACTTCAAATTCGTCAATCAAAATCCAATTTTCATCAACTACTTCTCCACATTCAATCAATGCGTCAGCAATTTGATTGTCTAATGCGTCTTGTTTTGATAGTTCTGTACCTGTTTCCTCTGCAACTTGTTCTTCAGTTTGCGTGTTTTCAAGGTCTGTGAATTCTAAAGGTTGTAATGTTTTAAAGAATAGTTTTAAACTAATTCCGTTAAACGCTAGAATCGTATCAAATGCGTCTAATAACTCTTCTTGCATTGGACGAATAACCATATTGTCAAACAAGATAGCAGAGTTTTTAAGCTCGTCTGCGTTACTTGAGAATCCGTTTGAGCTAGCAACTCCAAATAATAGCGGAGAAGTCACGTTGTGCCCTAGCATAATTTTACGCAAACACTCTTCAGATAAGTATGTGTAATGTTCTGGAGCATCATTTAATGGAATATCGTCTACCGTAGTTTTAGATTCAATATTGTCGTTGAATGCTACGATAACTTTTTGTCCTCGTGAACCTGTAAGTTTGTTCATTACTTTAGAAGTAATCATTGACTGCTGCTCTTCAGTAGGAACTCCGTTGTTGAAGTTTACTACTTTAGTCCCTGAAAATCCGTTTTGTACTTCGTTGATTAAGTAATCTGCTATTTCTTCCTCTAATAGTGCGTATGGAACTGAACCTTGATAGTCAGGATAAGAATAGTATTTCATTCCGACTGCGTAAGGCTTCGAAAACAAGATTTCTACTTTGTCTTTAGATGTTCCGAAAGCTGAGTAACGTACTGGAGCAAACTTCTTAATGTCTGTCCAATCATCAGAGTAGTAATATCCCGTAATTTCTCCGTCTTTATTACATTTCTCTGCACGTAATAAGTTAATCGGCATATGATACGCCTTGAGAATCTTGTCATGCTTGTCGTTGTAGTGCACCTGAATAGCGAATTGACCTAACATCTTTCTATCAAGAACCATCTTACGAACACAATCCTTATTGAACAAAGCCATCATCTGAGCATACTCATTAGGCTTTTTAGACGCATCTAACGCACTTAATCCTTTTCCGTATACTAAGCGACTAATATTGTTTATAATAGCGTTATTCGTTGTAGAATTCGTGTATCTGTCAATTAAAAACGAATAGTAATTATTGTCCTCGCCAAATTCAACCCAATTATCCTTTTTAGATTCTTGAATTGTAGGCGTTGTGTAAGCACTTAGGCTTAATATGTGTACGTTATCACTCATAAACTATGAAAGTGTTTGTTGTGGCATTAGAAGTATATTGTCCGTTGTTTACGGAGAATGTTGCAATGGATTGATTTGTGCAGAAAACTTTGTCCTTGTAACAGATAGTAGTTCCGTTTGATAGTAAAAGTGTGTAGGTGTGATTGTCTGCTAGTGCAAAAGTAGCAGTAATCGTGTTTACATAGCCACCTTGAGTTGAACTTGTTATTGCAACTGTTGTAGTTACATTTGTTTGTTCATCAGTAATTGCCATTGTCGTGTAATTCTCAAAGCGAGGAATAAACGAAAAAGTTTGTGCTGATGTAGAAGGCGTTAATACTATCATAATTTTAAAACGATGAATTTCCAATATTGTTGTAAATAAAAAAGGGGTAACCTAAGCTACCCCTTCTAATCACTATGAAAAAAGAACTATGAAGTAACGATAGTTGTAGTTGCTCCAAATACGTCACCAACTGAACCTACTAAGTCTGCTTCAGATGATGCGTCTAATAGATTAGCTAACAATTTCTCTGTTCCTACAAATGTCAACGTGTAACCATTCAAGTCACCCATTGCAGTTCCGTTAGATACGTTAGCAGTAGTTAACTCCATTCCGTGTTCCAAACCTGCAAGGTAGAATTGGTTGTTACGTGTTTTCACTACTACGTTTGGACGTCCGTAACTAAGCAATTTAACTGTTTTGTGTGTAGCAGCATCTTGTTTTTTCAAGACTACTGATAACGTTTGCTCTACGAATGAAGTTCCGTTCTCACGAGAAGACGTAATTACTTGGTCGAAAGAATTAGTTCCTTTCAATTCGTATTTGTAAAGAGAAGTTACGTTCGCAACTGCTTCGATTGTGTCAGTACCTGTTGCATAGGTAATGTCAGCAGGATAAGAGTAATCTCCAAAGTTAATGAAGTAGATAGCGTCAATTCCACCTACTGCGTCTTTACATACTTCTAATCTGCCATTTGAGATATCACAAGCCATTTTTATATATTTTTTAAGTTAAACAAAAAAGGGAAGGCATTTGACCTCCCCTTTCAATTATTGTCTGTTAATTTTAGTTAGCAGCGTTTGTGATTCCGTAAGTAACTACGTCTGATGCAAAACCGTATTTCGCGTCTGCAGTAAATCGCATAACTACACGAACGTTTTGTGAACCATCGTTCTCAGCCATGTCAATAACACGAACTTCGTTCATATCATTCAACAATCCTGTAGCGAAATACAAGTTAGATTTTTGAGCAAGTAACGCAGTGTTAGCAGCTAATCCGTTTGCCATGAATACACGAACACCATCAAAGTAAACATCACCTAAAGTTTGGTTTGTTCCTTTGTTGTCGTAACCATTAGCACCTAAACCTGAAGCACCGAATCCACCCAAAGCACGTACATAAGCACGGTAGATGTTGTTTGATACATACAATGTTAAGTCTTCTTTTCCGTAGATAGCAGCAGGACAAGCGTCAACAACTTTACCTAACTCAGTGATAACGTTAGCAGCAGTAACTGTAGTACCTGCAACCTCTTGACCTGATGGCAAAGTAGCATCTGTAGTTAATTGTGTCATGATACCTGCGAACTGACCTGCAGTTGCGTTAACTCCTGTCCAAATAGATGTTTCCATTGCAGCAGCAACTTTCTCAGCAGCGTGTGCCAATAAGAAGTCTGTGAAGTTTTTAGGCATCACTTCGAATGCTGAATAACCCATAGAAATTGCTTCCCAGTCAGATACGAAATCTTTTTTACACAATTGTAAGTTAACTTGGAACTCTTCAGGTTGAAGGATTTTCTCAGTCAACGTGATTGTTGATGTAGCATCGAAGTCACAAGTAGCGTCTTTAACGATTCCGTCTGTAGCTACACGTTTGATAACTTGTTTGTATTTTACATTAGGAACGATAGTGATTCCACCCTTGTCTAATGTTGGTGCAGATAACAAAGCAGCAGCGATGTATTTACCTGCGAACTCACCTGCGTAAGTTGTAGTAATTGATGTTGTAGTTGCCATTTTTTAAAAATGTTTGTTAGTTAATATTATTTGTTAAATTTTTCTAAGATTGAATCCAATGTATTACGCTCTCTGTTTTTAGCAAACTTGAAAGTTTCAACTTGATTCGTGTTTTCAGGATTAAAACTGATTGGTTTTGGCTCTTCTGAAAGTTCGGTTACCTCTTCTGTAACTTCTTCAACTTTAGAAAGACTTTCCAATTTCGCTTTCAATTCAGTATTTTCGTTTTTAAGTGCTTCAATTTCTGAGAAGAATGTTTCTTTAACAATTGATTCAACTGTTTTCTTTGGAGTAGATACAGGCTCAGATGCTTCAACTTCTACTTCAACTTCAGGAGCTTCAACTTCAGGAGCAACTTCTTCTTCAATAACTGCTTCTTTAATTTCTTTAATCATTCCTTCTACTGCTACTACTAGAATCATTCCGTTCTCTAGTTCGTACTCACCAATCGGTAATGGAATCTTTTGCTCATCTTCTGTGATAATGAATACTTCGTTATCCATTTCAAATGCGTCTGCTTCAAGGATAGTTACTCCATCCATTAGCTTCATCATTTCTAAACTCACTTCCATTCCTAGAAGTGCTTTGATTTTGTTAATTGTGCTATTTTTCATTTTTCGTTTTTATTTTAAAACGATTGTTTTATTTATCTGTTGTATTTTTATATTATATTTGCATACAAACTAAAAAACAATATATGAAACCACAGTTAGATTATATCCAATACAGCATTGATGTACTAAGTCAAAAAGATGTTGATTCAAATACTAAAGAATATGCTATTAGCACTTTGAAAAAAAGAGTAAAAGAATTAGCTCCATTGTTTACTGAATGTGCTGAAAAAGGTATTGATATGCAAGAGCTTTGTCCTGAATTAAATTCAGAGTGGAATACAATAGTAATGCTAACACGAAATATTTAAAATATGACACCTAAAGAACAAGCACAAGAAATATGTGAAGAAATGTTTTATTGTTTTCAAGGACATCTTGACGAATACACTGCTAAAGAATGCGCTAAAATAGCAGTAAAATTAGTTTTAAAAGAGTATTGGCATCACGATACAGATAGAGAGCAATATTGGCAAGAAGTTAGAAACTCAATTCAAAAAGTAAAACTATGAAAATCAAGGAAATTACAGAAACATATTTAGAATATAAACCAACGACACTGATAGCTGGATTCGATGGAAATTTTAATGAAGGAGAATTAGTTTTATTCCATAATGAATTATATGAAATTGAAAAAAAAGAATATGTTTGGCCTTCTGAAAAAGTTAAAAAAGGATACAGTATACTTACTCTTAATAAATTAATAATAGAAAAGCTATGAATCTTTTTTTTATGGAAGTAACTATTAAACATCAATCAAAATATTCTTTTAGAATAGAACGATTGAAAAGTTTTAAAGATATGGGAACTTGGACACGTATTTATTTAGATAACGATGTCAGTTTTGATATTGATGAAAATTACTATGATTTTTTAGAAAGATTAAAGAAATACAATTAAACAAGAAAGCCACCGATTAAAGTGGCTTTTATTTTATCCGTTTTGACGTACTATTGTTCTTACTCCTGAATCAACTGTTATCGTAACATTTTCAGTTCCTGTAGTCATTCCTATGCCTTGTGCTTGTAAACTTCCGTCACAACATTTGCTTGAATAAGTTCCGTTTTCACATAAACATCCTCTTCGTCCTCCTTTTGGACTAGAGTAACTTGGTGTTTTACTTTTTGCCATCTTCTAAAATTATTTGTTTGATTTTTTCTATTAATAAATCTTCTTCTGTCATTTGTGACATTTCTAATTTGTCAGCGAAATAACCTTCTATTGAGAATCCTTTTACTTTACCTTCTTTTACGTCTTTCCATACATCATCGTTGTTTACCTTCATTGAAATCATCCAAGTTCCCTTAGGCAAACTGAATCCGTATTTAGCTGACTTGTCTTGTTTCTCGTCTTCTATAATCCAACTTTCTACAACTGACATTCCTTTTAACTTCTTATCATGTTCGTAGGTAGCATTGTTTTGGTTTGAATTCATTAAGAATAACTCCGATGCTTGACGTACTGTATCAGCAGAGAAATAGATGTAGTATTCTTCTTTCGTCTTTTCGTTTACTCGGTAGATTTGCTTATCAGGAACTAATGCTGCTCCCATTAAGATACGTTTCTCTGTGTCTACTTCTTTTAACTCTACTTCGTGTTTTGATAAGTGAATAAAGTTCTCCTCAATAGCAGGAGAATGAACCACAGAAACTGCGTCAATTCCACTTAATGAGTCTTTTTCGTCAATTACTAATTCAACTATTTTCATAACTTTCAAACGATTTTATTGTACTAGTGTTGCATTTTCAATTCTGTTTCTATCCAGTGCCTGTGCAGTTGTCATATCACCTGAAACCACATAAGCTTTCGTAGGTTGTTGCTGTAATTGTGCTAACTGATTCATTCCTGAGTTGCCTACTACATTAAAGTTTGGTGACATAATCGAACTTCCTTGACTTGCAGTAGTTGCAGGAGGTGGATTAGAACCTGTATCATTTGGAACTTTAATAGCAGTTATTGCTTTAATGTTTTTAACTCCTGCTGCAATTGCTAAACCTGCGTTAATTGGTGCTAATACAGGACCAACTACAGGAATACCAACTGTACTTGTATACGCTTTCTGAGCAGATAAAAACATCTGAATAGTAGCCTCTGCAATTGCTGCTGCTTTACCTGCTGCAGTTTGCTCTCCAAATAATTGTGAGATTTGACCTAGAGTGTCAGCAGTAGCAGTTAACGCATCTGCTTGATTCTTTTTCTTCTTTTCGTCTAATGCTTTTTCGTATTCATATAATCTTTGACGATTCTCTGCAATACCAACTAAACCTTTCTTTTCTTGCTCTTGAAATTCTTTAGTTTTAGCAAGGCTTCCTGCTTTTAATGCTATAAGTTTTTCCTCGCCTGTAAATAAGTCTTTAGCTTGTGTGTTTTCTAAATCAGTTAATTCTTTTGTTCTTGCTTTTTCTAAATCAACTGTGTCTTGCTTGTATTTTTTAGCTAACGCAATTTGAGCATCGTACTTTTCTTTAATATCACGAACTTGTTTATCGTATTCGGATTTGAATAAGTCTGTTGCTTCACGATTGTTTTGTCTGATTTGCTCTAATGCTTCTTTACGCTTATCAGAATTTTCTTTAGCTTGTGTTTTACGAGTTTCTTCAGCTTCTTTCTTTGCTTCTTCTTTTGCTTTCTTTTCCTCAGCATCAAACTCGTATTTATCATTTTTAAGTTTAGTAAGTTGGTCGGCTATTTCTTTTGCTTTAGCTCTGTTTGCTTTTACATCTTCTTCGTCACCATATAACCAACGTCCTGTAGCATTTAAACCAAACGCATCAAACGCTTGTGCAGTTTCTAAACCTTTTTTAGATTCACTTAATAATTTCTTTTGAGCTTTTAATTGATTTTCAGTTTCTCTAATGGCTTTTGCAAACGCTGCTTTACGCTTGTTGTTAATCTCATCTTCTTCAAAGCCTACGCGTCTTAAAGTTCTAGCGTATTCATCAAAGTTGTCTACTGCACGTCTTGCTGCCTCTGCTTGTTTCTCTGTACTCTCAGCGTATTTTTGTGCAGATGCCAGTCCTGAATTAAATGATTTTTTAATATCATCCATATTCGTAACCAACAATGCAACTGCAGTTATTAGTAATCCAATACCTGTTGCAGCAAATACTTTACTAGCAGTAGTCATTCCTTGAAATGCTCCGACTGCAGTATTTTTTAATTGTACAAAGCTAGGAATTGCTTCTTTAATTCCCTGAAATCCTTGTTGAATTGCTAATGCTGATTGTACTTTAAGTAATGTTTTTTCTAGCTCTACAGATTCGCTTCCTAAAGCACCCATTGCACCTTGAGCAACACTAAACCCTGAAGTAACACCACCTAATGCACCACCAAGTTTTCCACCCATTGTAGTGGCAGCAGCGTCAACTGCCAAGTCAGTTTGAATCTGAACCTTTCTGTAATCTCCTACGGTCTTTAATAAGTCTTTGTACTCTTGAGTTGTGGTCTTTCCTGCATTAGCTAATTCATACAACCTGTCCTCAGCTTCACCCATACGAGTTGTGAGGGGTTGTAGGTCACCATAAACTTCTTCAAAACTTGCGGAAACGTCGTGTGTAGCCTTAGAAAGATTCTCCATTGCCTTAACGGCATCTTTCGTGTTTACGTCAATTTCAATTACTTTCTTTTCAGCCATTATTTACTTTTTTTAGTGCGTGTTTTCTTCTTTCTTGACGTGTCATTTTTCTAAAGGATGTCGTGTAAGCGTACTTTCCTTTGGCGATGTCTATGTTCTCTGATACTCCGTAGAAATTGTCTATGGCTAGCATTGCGATTATGTTCTTTATCATTGTTGTATGATGTTTATGGTTCGTGTTTCTATGATTCCTGAGTTCAATGTATATTCAACGTCTATTGGGTAAACCGTTCCCGCACTTCCTGCTGGTATTGCTACCACAACTAACTGACTTGCGTAAATTAAACTAGGCGTAATTGTTACGTCAGGATTAGACGATGTCATTAATGCAGAATAAGTGTCGTTTACAAAGTCAATTGATAACTGAATATCTCCTCCGTCTACTCCTACGTTTGGAGTTTGAGTAGCGTTTACCATTGGTCTGAAATCTAAAATCAGCTGAAAGTTTACTTCTCCCGTTGTTAGATTAGATTGCATTGAGTTAATGATGTAGCGTTTATCTCTGATTACCAATCTATCGTTTAAACGTAGGCTTGTCAATAGTCCAATAGGTAGAATCGTTTTTACGCTAATTAATCTCTGCTTTAAGTTGTAAAGATTATACAGGTAACTAAAATAGTACGTTCCAAATAATGTTTGTTGTACTGGTACATTCAATATCGTAGAAATATCAGGAGCAAAGTTTAACGTGTAGTTAGTTAAGTTCGTGTAAAGGTCTTGTCCGAATGGTGTGTAATCCAAAATAGTATTTGTAGAAGTTCCATCATTGAAATGGAAATCTGCACTTTGGTTATCGTACTGATAAAGTAGAACAGGTTTAGGAACATACGGAGCAAATTCGTTATTTAAAGAATATCCAACCTGTAAGTTTGTACCTGTGAATTTCGTTTGTAACAAGTTCTCGAAAGGCACGTCTAAAGTAAACTCATCTCCATCGTAGTTATATTGGTATGTTGTGTTTCCATACTCACGCATAAACAACTGGCTAAATTGCTTATTTAAGAATGATTCCGAGTTTTGATATTTCATCGTGATCTTCTTGTAAAGATTCATCTTGTCAACATCAATAGTATCTACGTCTGTGAATTGTGAAATATCTACAATCGCACCTGCTGAATACCAATCGTCTAATGGTTCGAGTTGGTAAGCGTTCTCAGAAGTAGCATAACACGTTAAATTGAATGCTTTACAAATCCCACTAAAAAAGTCACCTACCTTCATTACAGGAGCCATTGAAGCTAAGTCCGTGTTTAATATAATTACTTGTGATGCATTTGTACACGTCGCAGATTCTGAAACAATTGTAAATCCTGAAAGATATTGAACAGAATAAGTAATTGTTGTTCCAAGTGTCATCGCAGTAGCACCACGCAATTTAAACTGATATGTAATATCAATACCAGCAGTCTGATTAAAGAAGTCTGCAGTGTAAGTTCCCGTTCCGTTTCCTACTAGCGTAGTGAATAAGTTTCCATTTTGGTAAACATCAATATAATAATCGTTACCTGTTGATGCTGATGTGACATTAAACTCAATCAAATGGCTTAATACTTGCGGTAATTCAATTACGTTTAACGTGTCTAATGTAGTATCAAATCTACTTGTTAAATCATATATTCCCGTTGGCGTAGTAACTGACTGCATATCCACTAAATATGATTCAGATAATACTTGCATTTCGTTCTTGTTTTTATACCACAAGAATAACTTAGTAAACCTGTCGTCACTTAGGAAGTTGCCATTAAAGGTAACTCCGTATTTATCTGCGATTTGTTCAAATGTTTTCTTTACTCTTAATGCAGGAAATAACTCTGTGTAGTGAATGTGTCCTGATGTCTGATGTATATCGTGTGAGCTATTTGTAGGGATTGAAAAGTAAGCAGGTGAAATAGTTGTTGGTGGATTGCCTTGATATGTCCAAACTCGTTGTGAGCTGATTAAAGGGTATTTTACATCGTAAGCATTCGTTCCGTCAATAAGTCTTGCTCTTACTTCTGTTCCGTTGTATAGGTGATTAACTGGTGTGTAATCTAAATCTGATAACAAGTCCTCCCCAAAGTAATCTAGTAACGTTTTACCATCGCCAAAGAACTGTAATGTGTAGCTCTCTGCTTGTCCGTTTTTTAGTTGTGCCTTATCAATTTGCATTTTACCTCTGCGAAAGAAAGTAAGATCAATTTCTATGAAAGCATTTCTACGGATGTTGTGGTCAATAGTAGAATCCACATCACTCTGATAAAAATGTTGTAAGATAGCGTTGTTGTATGGCGAAGCAGGAACGGTAAAACTCTGGGAAAAGTCCGTGTAAGTCTTTGAAATGTCTGCTACGTTTTGTTGTGTGGATGTTACCTGAATTTGCTCATCGTTGAACAATTCAAGTCTTTGTCCTTCGATGTATACTTGTATCTTTCTATTCATTACACTACAGAATTAATCGTGTCGTATGCGTATTCAAAGTCTAGCTGGTAATTAATCATGTGAGTATTTATGCTTTTGAATAACTCGGTAGATTTCGTGTTTATCTTGACAGGTGATTTATCTAGCAAGATTCTTTCGCTAAGCATTAGTTGTTTAATCACTTCTGAGTAGCTTTCATTTACCCAATCAGTGTTAACCTTAATTTGCTCTTTTGCGTTCGTGTTAAATACTTTTCTTTGACCTTCTTGAACATTGTAACTTGGATATGTTTGTGGCATTAAATTGTATTCCGTGTTTTCAACGCTGATAGAATTGTTACTCGCTTTAAAGAACCACTCTGTTTGCCAAGCTCCGTATTTATTCACGAAGTCACATCTTACAGGCGTGTATTTGCATTCGTCCTTAGGCTGGAATGTTGCACTCCATACTGTGCTACCTCCATTGATGATTTCAACGCGATTTCCTGCACTTAAATACGTTGGATAAACTCTAGGATAGTCTTGTACATTTAAAGTCCCTAAAGATGAAGTATTGTTAGCTCCTGTTGCTAGGTTTGTGTACTTGATTGAATCTCCTGAAATGTTTTCAATTGTCAAGTGTCCTGTGTTTCCACTTCCGTCTAAATAATAGTTGTACGTTCCTGCATCTAAATGGATTCTAGATAAGTTTGGATTTGCTCCATCCGTATAATTTCCGTACCCTTCATAACATCTTCTTGTAATAGTAGTTCCAAACTGAACGAATCCACCTGTAGTTTTCTTGAATGTTTTGATTCCAATCCAACACCATTGTGCAGCAGGAGTAGCAGCGTTACTTGTTGTAATCGTTTGTAAGGTATTGTGATTAATAAACTCCCTGATGTAAGGAGATAAGTCGTAGTAGGTAGCAGGTGAATTAGACGAAGGAATGTTTTTACTTAACGTATACGCAGGCGAACTCGGCATTGGAGTCGTGTTTCCATTCCAAAGAAAGATTTGAATCATTGAAGCAGTTTGTCCTGTTTCGTTTATTGTTAGAATGTAAGGTGAACGTGCGAAAATTGCCATCTATTTTTGATTTGGAAATACTGTGTTATTAAATAATTTTATTGCGTCTAATCCGAATGCTTCAACTAGGTCTTCAGGTAGACGCTTAATTGCTTTTTCAAATGGTTTCGTGAAGAACAAACTAGGTTTGATTCCGTTTATATAAACTGACCTTGCAATTGCAAACGATAAAGACTTTCTGCTTTTAAACTTTCCTTTTTCTCTAGGTGCTAATCCTTTACGAACTACCCATTTATCGAATGCTTTTGCAGGTGGCATTTTGTTCGTGTATTTGAAGTCTGTGTTGTACTTCTTTTTAATACCTGAAACACCTTTATCCTGAAAGATTCCGTACTCATCCATTGAAAAACTCATCTCGAATGAATTAGGATTCGCTTTGACATTACCTTTAATAGAGTTATACAAGCCCTTAGAGACGTTTTTACCACCTCTTGTAAGGTTTGCTTTAGCTTGACTAATTACATAGTCTCTAAACTTGTTTAACTCTAGTTGTAATTCACTCTGTTGCATCCGTGTTTTCAGTAGGCTTACTAGCTTCGTTTAAGATATTCAAGATTGGAACTCCGAACTTCATCGGTAATTCACTTAAGATTTGCTCTAATTGCTTTACTTGTTCTTCTGATAGTGTTAACATGATTCGTGTTTTAGATGATTACTACTCCTAAATATTCAGCAACGTATTCGTTAACGACCGAGTTATCGCGTCCCCACTCTGCGAATTGTTCTTCCGTCATTTGGTAGCGTCCATCGGTTAAGATTTTGCCATCATCGGTAAGCAATCGGTAATAAGTGCTTGCGGTTGTTGCATCGGTTAAGAATGCTTCTACTAGTACCGTTAAGAATGTCGCAGTACCTTCGTTAAGTGGGTAGGGAATCGGTTTGATTGCTACTCCTTGTGGTGTTGTTAAAGTGTTGTCCATGTTGTTCCGTTATATAAAGCCATTAAATTTAAAGTTGTATCGTATACCATTAGCCCCGTAGCAGGTGAAGCAATGGCGTTCTTTTGTGTTGTTGTCATTCGTGGAGGAAGGAAGCCTTTGGTTGTTGATGTTAATTCAAGAATCGAAGTTGTTGCTGCTACTGCATTTTTACCTATTGAAACCGCTCCATTTATAAAGTTGTCATTTGCTGATTGAGCACCATTGAAAAACACGTACCCACTTGCATTTTGACAAAGAGTCAGAGTTCCATTAGGACCGTCACAATTTAACCTTGCACGTAACGAACCCGATTGATTGAATAGGTCTAATCTTGCATAAGTTCCGTTTAAATTAAAGACACCATTGCTATCATATACCATTGAATACCCACTCGGACCACTCACCCTCGCAGTACCATTAACGTCTAACTTGTAGCCTGCGTCTGTGGTGGTGTTGATTAGGACGTTTCCCGTGTTTCCCTTGATTCTAAATCTTTCAACCGCACTCGTTCCAACTCCTATTTTGAAATCAGCACTTGAAGAATCTAAAGCAATAGCAAAAGTATTACTAGTATAAAAACCAATTTGTGAAGCACCTAAAACACCATATGGAGTGTAATTACTTGACGTGGCAAAGATTGAACCATATGCAGTATTGCTTTGCATTTCATAACCCGTTGTCGCTAATGCTCCCGAATTATTGTTTTGGATTTTAACAAACAAAGCTGCATTTGTAGATGAAACTATATTTATTGGCGTTGTAGGACTACTCGTCCCTATCCCCAACCTTCCGTTAGTATTATCCCAAAATAAGTTAGCACTCTCTTGCACCACATTACCCGTACCTTCAAACAATATCCGTCCAACAGTACCCGAAGTGATTGCAGTCGTACCGATTGTAATTCCCGTTGATATAGTGAATGTTCTATCAGCTGAAAGGTCTTGTGTAGTTCCGTTTATCGTTAGGGTGCGAGTGGTTGGGACTCCGCCTAGTCCTGCTAATGTTTGGTCGCCTGTATTTACTCCGCTTTGATTTCCAATCGTTGTTAGATTCGCATCTGTCACGTAGCGTTTATTCAATGAATCTGCTATGTCTGCTGTCGTTGCGTCTGCTCCTGCTGTAACTAGTCCTTTTGAATCGTAGGTTACTTTAGTTTTGGTCGCTCCCGTTATTGCAGTGTTGCCCGTTACCTTAGCATTCAACGCTGTTTGTAAATCCGTTTGTGTGGATAGTGTTCCTGTGATAGTTCCCCATGCAGCTGCTTGACTTGCCGAAATTTCTACATAAGCTGAACCTGTCCAACGATAAGTTTTGTTTGTGTCCTCTGCTATGTAGATAGTTTTTAAACTACCTGTAGCGGGAAATCCTGCTAGGTTTGCGTAGTTCTTTACCTGTGATGGAATGTTTATGTCTATTGCCATACTAAATTTATAAGTTGATTGCTTAAAGTTGCAAATGTTGATGTCGCTACTTGTGTTCCGTCTATTTGTAGATTCAATGTCGTGTCAGGTAACGTTAATGTGTCTCCACTTTGCACCGTTGCTGTATAAGTTCCATTCGTGTTTACAACGTATGAAGGTGAGCAATAAGGAGCATAGCTACCTGTATCGCAAATTGTCATGTCGTTTGGAATCGTAACATCGAATGTCATAGTCCATCCTGCTAGTAAGTTCTCGAATCTTTCCGTGAATGGCTCTAACGTAGGTTCTCCCGCAACTACGAAATCTAAGTCCCACAGATTACCATGAAGCATCTGCTGATAACATCTATTCAACACGTGATGTTGTGTGTTTAGAACGTCTAATTCGTTGTTATTCTCTTGGAATACGTCTGTAACTTCTGACTTGGAAATGTCTACGATATCCATTGCTAAAATAGATACGTTGAACGTCTGTGTGTTGCTTTGTAAAGACGAACTATTAACCATTATGTGAGTAAGTGGAAATATCGTCTGTTTGTTTAAGTCAACTTGAAAGATGTCGCCTTGAGTTACTGAGTTTACTAACTCATCGTTGTCAAAGTGCCATTTTAATTTGTCTAGTATGTCGTAGAATCCTGTCATCGTTTTAAATTGCGTTCAAATTGTCTTCTTTCAATTTCGTTTTTTTGCTTTTCGAAGACGAGATAGGTAAGACATTTAGTAAGTCTGAGTTCGGTAACTTCATCGAATCTTGTAACGTCTCCTTTAGCGAGAGCATATATGCTTTGATACCATCCCCATCTTTTTGCAAACTGAGTTGTTTCTGAAAAGTCGTTGATAGGTTCTTGTCCTTCTTCATCTCCTTCTCCAAATAATTCAGGGTAGCCTGCAGTAACTCGTTTCCTAAACTCCAAAAAAAAACAGATGATGCTATTACTACATCCAATGGAGCAAAATTCATCAATTCTTGAAAGTCAACATTCGGCTCGTAAGGAAGAATATCGTATTTATCTTTTCGTGTTTTCACGATTGGTCTGTACATCACTGACATCGCCTTGTGGTAACTATCCCAATTAGTAAGATGTGATTCCAAATCTACATACTCCCCGAATGTAATTGCTTCTAACTCTGGAATGAATCCAAATTCAATCTCTCCCTCTTCAGCTTTGATTTTAAACCTGTTTTGGAACTTAGGCTTCTCACTGAATAACTTTGTGAAGTGTGCTATTAGCTCATTTAAGCTCGTTAGCTTCATTTTAACTACGTCCTTTAACTCTATTCCACAAAAGATTTCTACCATCTTCTGAGCGACAAATTCTTCATCGTTGGAATCTGCCTGAACTTTTAAGAAGTCTTGGTAGTGTTTAAGTGGAATTTCACTTAGGCTAGAAGGTACGTTGATTTCTAACTTCATAATTTTAAAACGATTTAATTTTTGTTTTGTTGCACTAGGATAATGTCGTAGGCTGCAGTCAACATTTGAAAGTGTCTGCGTATCATCATAACATCATCGAATACTATTACAATCCGTTTTCCTGTACGCTGATAGATGTAATCCTCAACGACTCTTTTCATCATCGGTAAATCATCTGATGTTGTATTGTCCATAGTTCTTTTTTAGTCCTAATGTTTCCATCTCATGATATCTTAATGCGTCTATAGCATGGTTAAAATGGTCAATAGGGATATTTGTTTTCTCTCCGTCTTTCTTTACGCTCCAACAATAGCTTCTAAGCTCTTTGATTAAGTTTGTACTGGAACTTGTAACTAAGTATTCCTGTCGTTGCATTACGTCAATACCGAACTTGATTGAATCAACTCCCTTTGTCACGCCTTTAATCATCTTTCCGAAACGTCTGATTTCTTCTATTGATTTTGGTTCTGAACTATCAGCGTAAATAGTAACATGATTTGGGAGCACTTTTGCAATATCAGAGTTTACCATTCCTGTACGATAACAAATCTCGTTGATTATTCTTTGTCCGTTGTAGTTATAAATCTCTATTGCTGATGTCGGGTCATTCGTGTATCCAAAGTCAAGTCCGATTCCTATCAACTTTGCTTCACTTGGTATTGAGTCAATTGTTTTCCAATTGTTAAAGATTACTCCTTCAAGGCTTCCAATCTCTCCTAGTCCGTAAACTCTCCACCAATTCGCCCAATAAGATGAAGTAGCTGCCTTCTCACGGTTCTTTTCGATTTGGCTTACGATTGATTCATCTAGAGCTTCGTTGTCTTTGTAAGTTAAGATAATGAAATCTGAATCAGGTTCGTCTTTTAGTTCCTTGTGTACCCAAAACTCATTGGCAGGATTAAAGTCTAAGAATACTTCTCGTTTTGTACGGATGGAAAGCTCGTTGTATGATTCGAAGCTCACGTTGTTACACTCGTTGATGTAAAGGATGTCTCTTCTTGCCCCTCTGAGTTTAGATGCATCATCTGCTGAGAAGAACTCCATTACACTTCCGTTTGCAAATTCGTATCTTAGAAGCGACTTATTGAATCTGTCGTCAACATAACGTCCCGTCCATCGCATTACCTTTACGAAGTCTTTTAA